GATCATAAATTATTGCAGTATCAGGATAGGTAGCATTAATACTGGGGAAACAAAACCAAACTTCCTTTGTGCGTTCATCAACTACCGCATAACTCTGCGCATAAAGTGTTCCATTTATCAAACCTTTTAGCTTTGATCTTATCCGCTTGTCAGTAATAGATCGAACAGAGTTGCCATCATTAATATAAATGTCGTCACGTGATAAAAAGATATGTACGTTATTAACACTAACAACACAATCAATAGCAAGTAACCCTACGGAGGATGAAAGAGAACGTGCTCGCCAAATGTACTGATCCCCTGTGTAATCAAGAACAGTTATGCTGTCTGTACAATAAATTACAAAAGAATCACGCAGGGTTAGCCCATCAACAATTGGCCCTGAATTACCTAATATAGAAGCCTGTCCCGCGATTCCAGATAAGTCAGTGGGCTCCCATGTGAAGGGGATACCATTATTGTCAGCAGCCGTGCTCCAACGATAATTATTGGGATAATAAGACGTGCCTTCATACATTCCGAGAGCAAACAGGAAATTTTTATGGGCTCTAATGACATTGGTGCCATAACCTTTGGTTGCCCAAGTATGTGTTGTATCATAAGGTAAGTCTGTCACGGCTTGGGAAGCCACTTGTGGCGACCAGTATTGTGGATACCATTGTGGATTATTGATAACAGGGATTTGGCCTAATTTACAGGCTGTCCAGTAAAATTCATCACCTGCAGCCATGTAGCTATAGGTGCCTAACCCAATGTCAGACCAGGCTGTGCCGTTATAACAGCGAACCGTTCTATAGCCCATCGCTACAAAGAACTTGGACAGGTCATTGTAGACATAAATGATCTTTGTCAGCTTCTGAGCGGAAATACCACCAGGGGAATAAATGACAGTTGAACCATTGAAAGTCTGAATCTTCCCATTGCGCAAAATAAAATTATCACCTGATGTAAAGTAATCAGGCGGCAAGTCACAGGGTTCCAAGTCCCAGTTTACTCCCGCGTCACCCGCTAATTTTAAAGTGGTTAAGGCTTGCATTATTGATACCGTTGGATAAAGGCAAGTACATAATAAGGTGGTAAATTAGCATTAGTTGCAGATACACCTGCCGTAGCTACAGTCGTTGCCACCGTTAAAGATCCTGTAATGGGATGGGTATGTTGTGCGCCTCTACCATTTGTCGTTCCTGTATGGGTATGAGATACACCTTCCGCTGTAGTGGCACTACTAACAACGGAATAACCAGCCCCTGCTGCTAATGTTGTACCTCCACTGGTTACCTTTCCATAATCATGCGTATGCGTAGAATTTTGACCCCCTGTTGTAAATGTGTGGGTATGATCCGACGAATCAGCTTGCGTTGTTAAATTGATAGAACCTGTTGAAGTTGCAGTATGGTAATGTGAAACTATAACTGCATCGGCTGAACCACCTATAGCACCTACGGTGTAACTTGGTGGAGCGTACCCCATAATAAATCGTCCGCAAAGATTAGGAGTACTATTCGTCCCATCGCACAAATGCCAATTAGCAGGGGCCGTAACACCACTCCACATGACAATGCCACCAATAGGAACAGACCCATTTAACTGAGTTTGTATCGCACTAGTCACGCCATGGACATAATTCAGTTCCGCTTCTGTTGCTGTGATTGGTATAGCATAGCCACCTGCTGCTGCACCAGGGAACTGTGCTTTTAATACCGCTTTGAGTAACCGTAAATGGTCATCGCCCTGACTGACGGCATCGCCTGAAGCGGGGTTGGTTGCAACTAAGCCAGATATTGTTGTGGCAGTTTCCAAGCTCATATAACTATCCTATTCGAGTCTGTAGTGGTGTGCCTGAATAGACCAGCACATTATCAGCGTCCATCAGCTCACCTATAACTTGTTTAAATCTACCATCCCAAAGGGCAGTAGCATCGGGGTCTTTAACAAAGGCGTTAATTTCAACCAATATCCCATTGATATATAAATCCGGATGGTTATTGGAAAGCCAGTTTGTTGTGACCGTTGAAGTGAGTGGGACGATATTCCCGTAATAAACAATCTCTAAGGCGCTAACGCCATCAACTACGGGGGGCTGAATAATCAATTGACTGCCCAATATCTGATAGAAATGTTTCAGGCTGCTATCAATATTGGTATTGCTGGTTGCCGTATTCATTTGCTCTGGATTAATCAAAGATAAGGTCTGCCTGTCTGTAGTATCAACCAGTCCAACAATGGCAATATCCTGGATAGCTGAAAAGTCCAAGGGCAGGGTATAGCGTCCATTGGTAGGGTTAGGCGCAGGGAACGTATAACGAATGCTCATGTCCTCAATGACTAACAGCCTGTTGATACGGGACTCCACCATCTGCATAAACAAGTTAATACGACTAGTAACAGCCGTATCAGTCCTGTCCGCATAAGCTAAAGAGGTCGTCACTATTTCATCGTAGGTCATTCTGATCCACCTGTTCTTTCTTCTATTTCCGCGTTCAGATAGTCTCTCCATGTAACAAGCAGATTAGTGGCTATGTCATCCAGTCCACCGCCTGCCCATTCAATCAATCCCTCATTCCAGTCGGTTATTTTATGTTCGTCATTCATTATCATCGTCCCCAACTTTTTCAGTAGCCCATCCCAGACATTCAGGGCATACCGTATCGCACCACGTTTCACCACCATCAGCGTCTATAACATGGTCGCTATATAATTCCTCTTCTGATCCTGTCCAGCCGCAAATCGCGCATTTGTATTTCATAAGTCATTGATTAATAAGCATTAGCTGTGTGTCACTGTCCAACCTGCTGCCACTAATACTGCTTTAGCTGCAAGCCCTGTGGCTGAAGGTGATGAGTTAGTACCGCCTGTCATGTTTAAAGTACCACCTGTTAGGGTAGGTGTATTAGCTACGCTTTGGGCTATTGAGACTAGGATGTTGTCTACTGAGGTTTGGGTTAGTGCGCAACCTAAAAAGGCATTTGTATAATTGCGTGTTTTACAGTTATCAAACAGGTTTGCGGGGAATGTTGTCAAAGCCGCGCAACTATTCCAGGCACTATTAAAACTGTCGTTGCCCGACGCGGTGTTAGCGACTTTTGTCAGGTCATAAGCTGGGAAACTAACGATTCCCGTCCCCATCCAGGCCCTAAAAAAATTAGTCCCTTTTGAGGTATCGCTTGCTGTCAGTGTCGTTAGCCCTGAACAGCCAAATAAATACCCATAAAAACTTGTGCCTTTTGACGTGTCAAAAATCGGCTGTTTCGTTACTGCCGAACAGTTATAAAGCGCACTTTCAAAAACAGTGACGTTCGGTGTTGAAAGATTTGCCAGTGTTATCATATTAGTGCAACCCAGCCACGCTTCCTTAAACGTAGTTGCTGCACCCATATTGATTTTCGGGAAATACTTAATACGTGTACCAAACGCTGTTTTAGAGGTGTCAAACAAATTGGTGAAATTAGTGGTCGCCGCATAACTCGTATCAAAAGCAGTCGTCAACGTCCCAGATACCAGACTCATCACCTTATTAGCTTTAACCGATTTAGGGTAATAAGTAAACCGTGACATATTCAATATACCCTGCTCACCTAACAAAATGGTAGTAGGAGTAGGTATGTTCTGATACTCGACAGGATTAACACCGGCTGCTGCATTAGGCAAGTAGAGATAGGCTGAGTTATCCTTACTCTTGTCATAGGTAATAGCATAGCTACCTTCACCTGTTAGCAAGGGGTTCCATACACCTATATTTCCGGGAGCTGATGAATACTGTCCAGAGGCTTTAACTACAAAAGTGCCTTGAGAAGCGTTGTACCAGCTTAAGCCTGCGCCGGTGAAGGAGGGAACGTCTGCTGTGCGGGTTACGGCTGCGGTGGTGGTGGGTATGTAGGATGATGCGTTGGGGGCGGCTTCTAATTGTGCGCCATACACATATAGTCCTGTACTCACTACACCTAAATAAGATGACGTATTATCAGCACTGACAGGACCCACAAAGACATATCGTGAACCTGCACCCGCATTAGTATATTTTACGGTACATCGAAAATAGCCGTTGTTTGATGGCGTTATAGTTGCGGTTATTCCTGCGCCTACTGTACCCACTACACCTGTATTGATATTAAAATAGGTATTCGGATATGTTGATGCGGCTAATTGAACTTGCAGTTTCAACCAATCCCGTTCACCTTTCTTAGCAAATATTGAGAGTGTGTATGTTGTAGCATCGGCTAATGTTAAGGATTGAAATATATCGTGAACAGCGGTTGTTGCAAGCTCATTTATTTTTGTGGCGTTTGTAGTACCATCAGGTGACACTAAAGAGAGTGTTACTAATGCAGTATCTTCAACAACCCATCCAGAGACTGTTGGGTTACTATAAGTAAGTAAATTCGTCCGCGCTTCTTCGGCCAGCAGAGTGATGCCAGTGAGTGGAGTGCCTACTGCTTCAGTAACTACGTTGTTAGTAACTGTATTGCCATTAGTCGTTGTGAAATATTGAACTCCATCTTTACCACCACCTTGCCAAGGGGCTGAGAGGACGCTGGTTGAGACGTATTCTGAGGGGGCTTGGTTGGCTTGGCCTGTTACATCTTCAACTAATATTCCGTATAAGTACACTTCGTCTGTGCTATTAGCCGGGAAAAATAGTCCAGCGTACCCCGCTGTTCCTGTTGCTGTTGAAGTTGTTGAATACCTGCGCCAGTCTGTCGTCAGCGTAACCGCAACATCTGTATTATTCCCCCTTTTTAATGTTACTGTTCCCGTGCCCGTCTTGCGTTTAACATAGTATGAAAGCGTATACACATTGCCTACCACCATATTAAATGTAGTGTATATCCCACCGCCATTTATATTACCCTGTGCTGATACGGTATATGCTTTACTACCACCAAAGGGATCGGATTGGCCTGCTGTTCTGGTCGTTGTGACATACAGGGTATAGGTTGATAAGTCTTCAGATTTAGCTACTAAATTCTTAACCCGTCGAGCCACACTAAACCGAACTTCATTAACATCAGCCGTCTTAACCAGCCCTTCAAAGTCAACTACAGTTCCTGTCGTCGTCCGCGCCCACGTCAAACGCGAGTCAATCTGAGGTGTCTTTGAATAGTCAAAGTCCAGTAAGGGCTTGGGATTACCGCCTAGCAATACGACTTTCTTGTTCGTCTGCATGACTACATCGCCAAGGCATAAAGGGTGGTCGTTTTGACTGCTGATGCTGTGGGGGTAAATGCACCATTAGTTACTAAGTACCCCCACAAGTCAGCTGATGTTAATTGAAAATCATAATCCAAACCCGTTTGCTGCACATAGAGTGTTGACCCTAAATCGACCGGACTACCCAAATCAACATAACCTAGATAGTAAGGTCTATCGCCAGCAGGTAAGTCCCATATAGCATTGTCACCAAGAACTGAAGGAGGCGTGATACTGTATAAGTGCAAACGGAAAGAAGTCATCCCCGAAGGTATGGCGGCTACATCAATTTCATGACGAGAGCCAGTAATACGAATGACGCCACCTGTAGGGCCTATGCCTGTGAATTTCATTGCAGCAGTTGACCCTGTTGCCGTACCGATTACATCTCCCGCTGTATAGGCATTGGTGTCATTAGGTCGTGTTGTTGATACGGTTACTGGGATAGTTGCCACGTTATTCTCCAAAATACTTTTAGTTTGCAGAACATGAGGCCTGGCACGTTCTGGATTGCCTTGTGTAATTACATTCAGGCCACGTTTAAAATTAAGATCAACTAGCCTAGCCATGGTCTTATGCGATTGTGTAAGCTACGGCTGATCCACTGACAGCCAATGCAGCAGCGGCTGGCAATTGGACTGATACCGTTCCTGATGTTCCAGTAACAGTACCTGCTATCAAATGCGCTGTAGTCAAGG